TTGCATTTGACGGGCAGCCTGCCCCAAAACCGCCCATGTCTACCCGATGTCTACCCGCCGAAACGCCTGGGGCGCAAGGGCTTGCGGGTTTTCCAAGAGGGCCGCCGTCTACCCTTCCGTCTACCCAATTTTTCGCGCCGATTCTTGAAATGCCTGCCATTGCTGCGAAAATTTTTGAAATTTCCGAAAATATATGGGGGTACGATATCCCCATACAAAGAAGGTGATTTCTTGTCATGCTATCATCCGCTTAAAGCCTTTGTCTTAGGTGAAAAAGACGGCAAACGGTTGCTCAAGGTGACGTGTTATGAGGTAGACCATCTTGAACGTTCTGGTGAAGGTTTTGCTTGTTGTACGCATCCTGCTTATGGTCGTCCTGGTGATGTTACCGAGTTTATCGAGATTCCCTGCGGAAAGTGTTCCGGCTGTCGTCTCCAGCGTTCGCGTGAATGGGCTAACCGATGTATGCTGGAGCTTGAATATCACAAGTCCAGTTATTTTGTAACGCTTACTTATGATGATGCTCATGTTCCGATTCATTACTATTCCGACCCCGAGACTGGCGAGGCCCTGCCGAGTATGTCTCTTGTGAAGCGTGATTTTCAGCTTTTCATGAAGCGTCTCCGTAAGAAGTTTGGCGAAGGTATTCGTTTCTTTGCTTCTGGTGAGTATGGTTCAGTGTCTTTTCGTCCGCACTATCATGCTATCATTTTTGGACTTGAGCTTAACGACCTTGTTTTTTACAAGAAGTCTTTTCAAGGCTTCACTTACTATAATTCGCCTTCTCTTAAAGAAGTTTGGCCGTATGGCTATGCTGTTGTAGCTCCTGTGACTTGGGAGACCTGCGCTTATACTGCTCGTTATGTTATGAAGAAGCTCACTGGCCCTGAAGCTGAGTTCTACGAGAATTTCAACATTGTTCCTGAGTTTTCGCTTATGTCTCGCAAGCCCGGCATTGCCCGGCAGTATTATGAAGACCATCCTGACCTATATGAACATGAGTTCATCAACATTTCGACTGAGAAAGGAGGAAGGAAGTTTCGACCTCCGAAGTATTATGATAAGTTATTTGATGTCGATTGTCCGGAAGAATCTGCCAAGCTTAAGGCTGTCCGTCAGAAGATGGCAGCTGAAGCTCAGAAAGCAAAACTACAGAAAACCACACTTAGTTATTTAGACCAGCTTGCTGTTGAAGAACGCAACCAGCTGGCCCGAATAAAATCATTGAAAAGGAGTTGTATCTAATGCGTAAGAAAATGCGTCCCAAGAAAGACAAGAAGGTCTTTCGCCGTACTGCTGCGAAGTCCAAGAAGATTAATATCAATCCGACTGTTTTCCGTGGAGGTATCCGGCTGTGAAGTGTCCGTTTGATTATCCCGATTACGATTGTCCTTATGAGGACGACCCAGATTTAACATGTGAAGATTGTGAGGTTTTGAAATGAAATACGGTGTTTATTCTATCCGTGATGCTCGGACGGGTTTTCTCCCGCCTACGGTAGATCAGAACGATTCTTCCGCTATGCGGAATTTCGCTCATGCCTGTATGCAGAAGGAAAGCCTTTTGTTTTCCCACATTGAGGACTATGCCCTCTGTAAGATAGGTGAGTTTGATTCTTCTAAAGGTGTGATCACGCCTCAGCCTGTCGATGTTATTTTGGATGGTTCTTCCATTCAAGGAAAGGATTATTGACCATGTATGATGAAAAGCTTGGATTCTCTACTCAGTATCGTCCGCGAACTCGCTTCATTTCAAATGGAGGTCAGCGCGAAAGGATTCTCTATCAGCCTAAATTTGATGAGAATGGAGTTATGGATCTCGTTGAATCTGGCAAAGAAGACCTTTACGATTTCATTCAATCCCACGCCGAAGCCGTTGACATCCACGTGATTTTGGCTCGATTTCAGAATGGCGACGTTGACGCGCTTTCGCGTGTCCAAGGCGCTTATGGTGATTTCACCAATATGCCAACGTCTTATGCTGAACTTCTGAACAGGGTTAATGAAGGTCAGAGCTTTTTCAATTCTCTGCCTGTGGATATCCGTGCAAAGTTTAACCACAACTTTGCGGAGTTCATGGCTGGCATGGACAAGCCTGATTTCCTTGACAAGCTCGGAATCAAGCCCGAGCGAGAGCCTGACCCGTCCCAGGAGGAAAAACCGGCTGTTGAGCCGAAAAAGGAGGTTACGGAATGAATCGTAATGTTGAATCTCATTTTGCACTTAATCCCACAAACATTGATATCCGGCGCTCGACGTTTGACCGCTCGCATTCGCTTAAAACTTCGTTTAACGTTGGTGACATTGTACCTTTTTTCGTTGACGAAGTACTACCGGGAGATACGTTCAACGTGGACACATCCAAGGTTGTGCGCCTGCAGACGCTGCTTACTCCGGTCATGGACAACATTTACCTTGATACGTATTTCTTCTTCGTACCGAACCGTCTTACGTGGTCTCATTGGAAGCAGTTCAATGGTGAGAATACGGAATCTGCGTGGATTCCTCAGACGGAGTATGAAATTCCTCAGGTTACTGCTCCTGCTGATAGCGGATGGTCTGTTGGAACTATTGCCGATTATCTCGGTGTCCCTACTGGCGTTCCTAATCTTTCCGTTAGTGCTCTTCCCTTCCGAGCTTATGCCCTGGTGATGAATGAGTGGTTTCGTGATGAAAACCTATCTGACCCGCTCGTTGTTCCCGTCGATGATGCTACTGTAGCTGGTGTTAATACTGGTACGTTCGTGACTGATGTTGCGAAAGGCGGTCTTCCCTATAAGGCTGCTAAGTATCATGACTATTTCACAAGCTGTCTTCCGTCTCCGCAGAAAGGCCCGGATGTTTTGATTCCTTCGGCTACGTCCGGTGAATATCCTGTTGTTACTCGTGAACAGCCTCATGATCCCGGTGGATATGTTTTGACTGGTGTTTCTAATATTTCTTTTGCTTCTGGAGACCGACCTGTTAATATCTATGATTCTCTTGCTTTTAAGCCTGTTGTTGCTGGTTCTAATTATGCTGGTATTACTGGTTTCAGTGGTGGTGCTGATAAGCCCGGTTTCGATCCTGTTAACCTTTATGCTGTTTCTTCCGGTGGTCTTGGTGCTTCTATCAATCAGCTTCGTATGGCGTTCCAGATTCAGAAGCTCTATGAGAAAGACGCTCGTGGTGGTTCCCGCTACATCGAGATTCTTAAGTCTCATTTCGGCGTGACTTCTCCGGATGCCCGTCTTCAGCGTCCCGAATATCTCGGTGGTAACCGTGTCCCCATTAATATTAATCAGGTTGTCCAGCAGTCGGCCACGGCTTCCGGTGAGACTGCACAAGGTACTGTTACTGGTATGTCTGTCACTACGGATACCCATTCTGATTTCACGAAGTCTTTCACGGAGCATGGTTTTGTCATCGGCGTTATGGTCGCTCGCTACGATCATACTTATCAGCAGGGTCTTGAACGTTTCTGGTCTCGTAAGGATCGCTTTGATTACTATTGGCCTGTGTTCGCCAATATTGGCGAACAGGCTGTGAAGAACAAGGAGATTTTTGCCCAAGGCCCTGGCGTTAAGGATACCGCTGGTGCTGTCATTGATGACCAGGTCTTTGGTTATCAGGAAGCGTGGGCTGATTACCGTTATAAGCCGTCCCGTGTAACTGGTGAGATGCGTTCTCTGTATGCGCAGTCTCTTGATGTTTGGCATCTTGCCGACGATTATACTGCGCTTCCTATTCTTTCGGATTCTTGGATTCGTGAGGATAAGGCTAACGTTGATCGTGTGCTTGCAGTTACTTCCGCTGTCAGTAATCAGTTGTTTGCCGATATCTATATCAAGAACCGGACTACCCGGCCTATGCCTATGTATTCTATCCCCGGTCTTATTGATCATCACTGAGAGGTGATTTTATGACTACTGGTAAGGATGCTGCCCAGGTTCAGAGTGTTCCTGCTGTTGGAAATTTGGATTCTGCTCTTTCTCGTATTACTCGGACTGCTTCGGAAAACACCGCTAAAAGCGCTCAGATGGCTTCTGAGCAACGCGACTGGCAGGAAAGGCAAAATGCCCTGGCTATGCAATTCAACGCTCAGGAGGCCGCTAAAAGCCGTTCTTGGCAGGAATACATGTCCAATACTGCGCATCAGCGTGAAATTCGCGACCTTAAGGCTGCTGGTCTTAATCCGGTACTTAGTGCTATGGGAGGTAACGGCGCTGCCGTTACCTCCGGTGCTACTGCTTCCGGCGTGACCTCTGCTGGAGCTAAAGGCGAGGTTGATACTTCTGCTAATGCTGCTTTGGTTCAGATTCTTGGCTCTGTCCTTTCGGCACAGACTCAGCTTCAGACTGCTAATGTTAATGCCAGGACTCAAGAGGCCGTCGCCGATAAGTACACCGCGATGGAGAAGCTCGTTGCTCAGATCGGTGCCGATGCTTCAAAGTATTCTGCAAATGCTCATTATGCTCTTGGTAAGTATCAGACTGATAAAGGTTTTGAGAATCAGGTGTTTCTTGAGCAGAACTATCCTTCGAACTATGTTCAAGCTGTTAATTCTATTCTCAAGGCTCTTGGTCTTGATGTTACTGGTGGTTCTACCTCCGGTGAAGGTTCTGTTTCTGCTGAACAGTATGCTAAGCTCATGGAAAAGTATAATGCTGCTCTTCTTGGTTCAGGTCCAAAACGTTCTGGCCATCAGAGGTAAAGAAAATAGAAAGCGTCGAGGCTTTGCCTCGGCGTTTCTATTTTGTAACCAAGCGTGAGCGCGGTTAGCGAATAGATATGCACCAGCGAGCGCCAGCGAGCGAACACAGCCCCATTACCTTCTTGATGTAATGGGGCTGAGTGACACCACGATAAGCAAAATGCTCTCTTTAGGTTATTGACAAGCTATGAATATATGATATATTAATGAATATAATAAACTGTAAGGTGATTAAATGAAAAATGATAAAGATAAAATGCTTGATGATTTTTGTTTACAGATGCTTTTGCTTGTAGGAGCTGGTGTTGCTCTAATTTTTATTGTTTGTTCTTTCCTTCCTGATTTTCTGTGATGGGGATACGATATCGCCTATTTGACCCGTTTTTGCAACATTTTCTCCGTTTTGCACAAAGGCAGGATTTTGACGGACGCCCTCCTCAACGAGCCGACGTGCATAAACAAAAGAAAATCGAGCCAAAACGCGGAAAAATATACGATGCCGCAGAACCGGAAGCGGAAATTTCAGAAAGGAGAGTAACATTATATGAAAAAGTTACTCGCTCTGGTGCTGGCGCTGGTCATGTCCATGTCCCTCGTCACCATCAGCAACGCAGCTTTCAAAGATGCCGACAAGATCGACTACAAGGAAGCTGTTGACGTCATGAACGCCGTTGGTGTGTTCGTTGGCGATGAAAAGGGCAATTTCAATGCCAAGGAAAACCTGACCCGTGAGCAGGCCGCGAAGATCATCGCGTACCTCGAGCTCGGCTCCAAGGC